AGACAGGGTAAGAATGGTATGTTCAATCCTCCATCATGGTCCACTGTATATAGGTTGACAACCACAAAAGAATCTAATTCACAAAATTCTTGGTATGGTTGGGTAGTCGACTTTGATAAATTTTTAGATACAGCTGATAGTCTTAAGACTCTTGAGACTACACAGGCATTTTATCAGAGTGCTATGAAGAGTGATATCTTTGGTAAGGTTGATTTTACACAAGATCAAATACAGAAAGATACTAAAGAGGGTGTCCCTTTTTAATATTTTTTTATGGAGGAGCAACTCTTAAGAATATTTGAGGGTAATTCTGAACTGTTCATCACTACCTCTCTCACTGGGGAGGTAGATGAACGGGGCAAGACAGTTGGACAAACATTTACGGTTCACGAACCTGTTACCCTACAAATTTGGCAGGAACATCTTCAGGGTACCAAAAGAATTGGTATCAAACCTGAAAAAGATGATAAATGTAAGTGGGCTTGTATCGATATAGACCCACACAACTATAAACAATATAATCAGAAAAAAATTGTAGATATAATCAAAGAATTTAATTTACCTTTAATACCAGTTAGATCTAAGTCAGGTGGTCTCCACTTATTTTTATTTTTAGATGATTGGTATCCAGTAAAAGATATTTTAAAAAAATTGCATCAATGGAATAACGATTTTTTCCAAGCACAAGAAATTTTTCCAATGAACAAATGTTTAAATATGCCTTACTTTAACATGGATGCTACAACAGAGTTTGCATACACTAATGATAATACTCCTGTAATGATTGGAACTTTCTTGCAATTAGTTAGAGAAAAAACTTTGTCTTTAGAAAGTCTTTTGAAAATTAAAGTAAAAGACTATGAACCTGAGAGTGATTGGAAACAATATCCTCCGTGTTGTCAAAAAATGATTTCGGAAAAATGGTCAGGCAATCATAGAAATGATTTATTATTTAATATTGGTGTCTTAGAGATGAGAAAATCAGATGGTAATTTATCTAAGAAAGAGATAACGCAAATACTTTTACAAAGAAATAAGGAAGTTTTTACCACGCCATTAGATGAGAGAGAAGTAATTAATACCGTAGCTAATTCAGTAAGTAAAAAAAATTATAACTTGAGATGTAATACACCTCTTTGTGATAAGGATAAATGTAAATTTAGAAAATTAGGAATTGGTTCACAAGTGCCTGATCTTATAGATGATTTTGAAGAAATAGAATTTATAAGATCCACAAAATCTATTGAATACTCTTTTTTGTTTCAAGGTGAAAAAATCATTATTGGTCCTGAAGATATGAAAGATGAAAAATCTTTTAGAGTAAGATTATTAAGATATGGTATATACTGGATTACTCTACCAAAACCAAGATCAGGCCCATCCCCTTTTGAGATGCTTATGTCAACTATAGTAAAGAAGGCAGTAGAGAATGAAAAGATGAAGTTTGAAGATACCTTAGGTGAAGAGAAATATAATTTTCTTAAAAAGTTTTTTGAAAGCCATATAGAGGAAGATGATTTTGATAAACTGCAGGATAATTATGTTGTGCTAGATTCTAAAACAAATGTTTGTTATTTTAAAAAAATTACTTTTGAAAAATTCCTTGGTAATAATAAAACCTTTAAAAGTGCAGCAGAGGCTATGCATCTATTAGGTTGTGAAAGAATTGATTATCATGAGGGTGTAAAAAATGTGTGGTCTGTTGAGATGCCTAAGTTTGTAGATTATAAAAAACAAGAAAAAAAAGTTAGTAAGAAAACAGTATCGGAGATGGATGACGAATTCCACACTGGTAAATTTAAAACTTAATTATATGAAGGATTATCAACATTTTAATCTTTTAACAAAAGGTAGAAAATTAAAAATGCAGTTCATTAGAACACCAAAAGTAATATGGGAAGATCTTACAAAAGAATTTAATTTTACAGTAGACGCATGTGCAAGTGATAAAAATCACTTATGTAAAAAATATTGGACTAAAGAGAACTCGGCTTTAGAACAAAACTGGGATGGAGAAATAGTTTATTGTCACCCAATGTATGACATACATATACCTAAGTTTGTTAAAAAAGCTTATGAAAGCAATTGTTTGACTGTTTTTTTGTTACCTGCTTCAACCAATGCTCATTACTTTCATGATTATTTTTGGAAAAAAGATGATGTGGAAATAAGATTTATTAAAAAAGCTCCAGGTCAATTTGGATATAAATTTAATACAGATGATGATGAAGAACCTAGAACAGGTTATTTGAGACCTTTAATGATTGTGATTATGGATAAAAGAAAAAATGGATAAAGCTCAAGAAGTAAAAATATTAAAAAATCTTTATCATAAAACAATTAAAATTTTTGGACCTCCAGGAACAGGAAAAACATACACATTAATAGAAAAAGTTTTAAAAGGTTATCTAAGAAAAGGTATAAGACCAAATGAAATAGCTTATTTATCTTTTACTAATAAGGCAGTTAATACTGCAGTGTCTAGAGCTTTGGAATCTTTTCCACAATATAGTCCTGATGATTTTTCGAGATTTAAAACACTACACACATATTGTAGGAGATATTTTCCTGAAGAAGTATTTGATCCTAAAGATTGCACAATTGATTTTGCATTGCAGACAAAAGTAATTAAGACTTCAGATAAAAGATTAGCAGATGATAATTTTATGTATAAGGATTGGTCGTTAGGCGTATACAGTAAATCTAGAAATTTATTGATATCTCCAGAAGAAGCATACAAAAAAGAAAGTTACAAACGAGATTCATTAACTGTTTTTTTAAGAAAGATAAGCACATATGAACATTACAAAACAGGAGGAGGTGAAAGATCATTTATAGATTTTGATGATATGATAGAGAGAGCAATAAAAGAAATAGATTTCCCACCTTTAAAAGTTTTAATATTAGATGAGGCCCAAGACTGTACCCCACTTCAATGGTCGGTAATATATAAGATGGCCCCTAAAGTAAAAAGGATCTATCTTGCAGGTGACGATGATCAAGCAATATATAAATGGAACGGTGCAGATCCAAAATATTTTACAAAATTTTTCCCAGGTCGTAAGGTAAAATTAAGAAAGACACAAAGATTTGGCGAGGCCATACACAGATTTTCTCAGGTAATTAGAAGAGGTATTAGTGATAGTGAGGAGAAAGAATATCTACCAGGTGGCACTAAAGGATTCGTTAAAGCTTATTTATCTTTTAAAGAGATACCCTTTGAAAAGTTGAAAGAAGATTGGTTTATCTTAGGTAGGATAAATGAAACAGTTAATCAATTAAGAATGTTAGCTAAAGATGCAGGGCTATACTTTAAGGATAATAAGGGTACGAAATGTTTCGACCAAAAACAATGGGATGCTATTAAATCATGGACTACGATATCAAATAATAAAAAGATAGATAAAAAAGGTGCAAGAAATATGTACAAATTTATTAGGGAGTTAGAAGACCCTGCGTATCGATTAGATAAATTTTGGAGAGCTGAACCTGATTTTAAAGAATATGACTTTCAAGCTTTAAAAGAATGGTGTGGTTTAACTTTAGATGATAATCAAAAAAATAAACCATGGTATTGGATATTAAGAAGAAATTTTAAACCAAGACAAGTTAGACATTTTATTAGGTTGCTAAGAAGATATGGTCAAAAAGAATTAGATAAAGATCCATTAATAACTATTGATACTATCCATTCTGTAAAAGGAGGAGAAGCGAATCATGTTGTATTATATGGTAAGGGCAATTATCCATCAGATTATTCAAATAAAAATAAACAGGAAAAAAGTGATGAACGCAAAGTTTGGTATACAGGAGCTACAAGAGCAAGAAAAACTTTACATTTGTTGAGATCTGATTATAAATTCAACTATCCTATTGGACAAGATTATTTAGTTTACATACAGGAGAAAAATGACAAATAAAGATATGTTTGATGAAGCCTTTCCAAACGATAAACAAATAGGAGGATCACATTATAAAAAATTTGTTATTCAACCTTGGACATTTATCAGAAAAAATAATCTTAATCCATTACAAGCAAATATAATCAAATATGTTTGTAGATATTTACTTAAAGGCAATCCCTTACAAGACTTAGAAAAAATAAAACATTATTGCGATTTAGAAATAGAACATCTTAAAAATAAAAGAGATGAAAAAAAACAAAAAAATTAAATGCTCAAAATGAAATTTATTATTGTGCTCCTTGCTATGTTAATAAGTTTATCAGGATGCGTAAAAGATTACGACTTTAACCCAGCAACCACAGTGGTAAGGATGATGATACAAGGATCTGAATGAGTAATGGACTGCAACTAACTTTGACTTTTAAAAAATCTATGTGGAATACTCCAATTGAATATAAAGATCTTTCTCAATATAAAGAAATTGCAATTGATTTAGAAACACGAGATGAAGGACTTAATAATAAATTAGGTGCAGGTTGGGCTCTCGGTAATGGCGAGATAGTTGGTTTTGCAGTAGCAGTTGAGGGTTGGAAAGGTTA